CTATTTGCCGCCTTTTGCTTGATTAATCCACTTATTGAGATTATCTACTTGGCTTGCGCACTTATCTCGCTCTGCGGTTACCTTAACAAGCTGTATGACTACATCGCCGTATGTTTCCCCAGTAAATGCTGTTTTGACACAAGGTACAGTATAGGCTTGAGGCGGATAAATATATTCTGCTTTAGTCGTAACTTTATTTGTACAAGCGGTCAAGAGCAGACTGAGGCAAACGAGTGTGAGCACAAGGTTGAGTCTTAATGATTGTTTTAACTGATTCAGCATTTTCTGTTGCTATCCTTTCTATTTCATTATTACGCTCTTGTTGCTCAATAATGGCATAACGCTCTTGTTGTAACGCAAGACTTAATGATTTGTTAGCATCTTCTTGTTGCTGGATAGTATTTTCTTGTTGTTTTGTCGTTATTTCCAACTCATCTATAACGCTAGATTGGTAACGCAATGCACCAATCAAAACCACGACAACACCCGCTAACGCCATGTAAATGTACTTAGTCATTATCCGTTACCATTAATGCTCGATAGAGCTTGCAACGCTCATCAATGCCATTTAGTCCACCATTAATTCTTCGCGTAACTTTTTCCACAGAATTAAGCTCAGCCAACTCATAGCATTTCCAATACCACACTGCAGTTTTAACAGATAAATCTAAATTCCCTGCCACATCATCTGGCTCAATATCTCTACCTAACCATTTTCTAAACGCGGCATAATTATCCTTACCTGTGATCTGAATCAGTCCACGACCACGATACTTCCAACCATCTCCACTTTTCTCATCGCCATTACCTAGACGATTAGCATAAACACGATTGGCAATAAGTTCAGGTTTGCGCTCATATTTCTTCGCTATAAGAGGGTCTGGGAAATATTTACGGAAAGTTTTAGAAAGCCCAAGCCAAGAATAATTTAAATTTTCTTTAAATCTTGTAAATCCGCCACTTTCATGTCCACATTGAGCCAAAAACATCGCTTGCTGCATCTTAGTTACACAACCTGCTTTTTCTATCTGTGCTGAAATAGCTTGATAAACACCTTTAACTGCGTGCGGAAAAATTTTATTGAATGTCACTTCGGAAATCATCATTGTCATCTTTATCAATTCTCCGATTAATGAATTTAAATAAAAACTCACGAATTTTCTCCGTACCAACAAAACCAATCATCGTACCGAGAAAAGAAGAATATTCAGTATGCCCAAATAAATGTGTACAAATTGGCACCGCAACACCCGCAATAGAGGCACACATAGCCGCATCAATTAAGACATAACGAATAGTCGGCTTTTTACGCATAAACCCAAATCTTAAAAGAGAAATAAATAACGCCCAAAAAGCACTCTGTGCTGAGCTAGAACTAAGATTTGTTTGCAACCAAGACCATATTAACGCCCACACATCAGGCTCTTTAATTGGCATATATTTTCTCCCGCCTGTTTTTAGGCAATAAAAAAGCCCACGTATTAACGTGAGCTTGTGATAGATGGCCTTACCCCGTGCGATTTCTCGCGCAATAAAGTCTAACAAGGCAAGGAGCTATTACTGTAAACAAAAAGCCCCGACCGTTTCCGATCAGGGCTGTAAAAATCAATTTAGGTGTTCACTACTTATACTGCGACCACCATACATCTAAATAGTATGACACTTTGCCAAATATGTCAATATGTAATTTTGATTTTTTTGATATTTGTTGCACGTTCCCTGCTAGTTCTCTGAATAATAAAGCAAGTTATAAGCAGTTCGTGAATTATTGCTTTTGCAAAGTGTATCTCTTTTTCGACTTCACGATAGATTGTCCTAAAACTTGGCACTCTTACGTTAGATTTACCTGCACAAGGTCTCATTTCCTTAGCTTTGGATTTGCCGTGTAGGTGTTCTGCTATAAAATTGATTGTTCTTTTGTTTACATAATAAGCAAACACAATAAAGTGTAAGATTTGGTCATTTTTCTTAAAAAACATTTCAATGGTTTGACTAATCATAAACCCAGTTTCATCATCGCAAATTGGTTCATTTGGCTCTGCAGGAATGACTGATTGCATTAGTTTTGCAATAATATTTAATTGCGGTTTATCAAGCCTACCGCTGCGCACCCAAGCACCCCATTGATACATATAACGGTCAACAAATTCTTCTTGTTCAATCGTTAGTTCTGATAATTCGCTAAATTTACGCATTTATTCCTCTAGCTCTTTAATTTTTGTCTTGTAATACTTAATAATCGCCTTGCAATCTTCAATGGTGTATTTTTTCGGTTCGTGGTCTTGCCGTTCTAACCAAGCTACCTTATCCGCACCGATTTTATTGACGAGATTTATTCGATATTCGATGATATTTCCGCTCTTATGGTCATTACAGGGGGCGCATTGTTTATGTACGTTGAGCTCACAAAATCTTAATTCAGGACACGCCCCCACACTCCGATAATGCCCTGCGTGGTATTGCCCTTGATGATACCGACCGCAACTGATACAGGGTTCATTTTTATCTCGCAGACGGATAAATTTATTAAAGACCGATTGCGCCTCTTTCAGCCATTCTGAACGACTTTTTAATTTAGCCTTACGCTCCCTTTGTCTTTTCTTTTCTGCTCGTTCTTGCGCTTTTTGCACATTATCTCGAGCTAATTTAATCGCACATTCAGGCGAGCAAACTTTCTGTGTCGAACTAAAGGTTTTTACAAACGCTTTGCCGCAGACTTTGCATTTATACTCTTTCGCCATTAGCCAAACACCATATTAAACATTACCCAAACTGCCGCAATCAAAAGTACAATTTTTAACTCCAAAATCTCATCATCGTTTAAGCGTTTCATTCAAATCTCCATCTATCGTTAAATCTCACGCCATTTTGCACGCCCCATGATTGAATATATTCGATAAGGCTCGCTAGTCTTTTTACGCCCATTTGCGCAGTGCTTTCTCGTAGATTAATTACTTCCCCCTCAAGCCCGATTACCATTTCAGCCTGTCCACCTGTTGCAATTTTGTGAGCCGATACCATAATCATCTTCCAAGTGTCGATGTCTCGCTTTTTACCGTTAAATTCGCACTGTTTGCTAATATCGCTTAGTAGTGCGTGAAGTTTTGAGTTCTGCTCAAGTGAGCGTGTTATAGGTTGGATTTTTACGACCAACGGCTTTTTATCGTCCGTTGGCAATTCCTTGATTAAATCTAAGCAATTATTTTTAATGCGTTGATCACGTAAAAAGAAAGGTTTGTATTGGCTCATAACATCATTCCCAACGCTTAAATAACATCGCAATATTCATTCTTTGTACTCCACGCCTAAATCTTCCAACCCAAAATAACCACAAGATTTTGTTCGATTTACTGCGCTGTATTGACTTACCTGCGGAAACGGTATCGGCTCAATTAAGTGACCGTTACAGCGAAAACGATCCTCATCCCATTCGCTGCTCGATATAAAATAATCTGGCGTATAAAAATCCTCTAATTCCGCACCGCACTTTGGGCATTTGTAGCTTGTCATTGCAATGCTCCTTTCCCTTTCATCATTGCCATTAAGCTATCGCGCGCCTTATCAGCCTTAGCTTTATCGTAAAAACTTGGCTTTGTTGGAATCATTTTAGGAATATCCTCAAAAGGAAAATTCGACCGCACTTTTTCTGCCGCTTTTGTGAGTAATTTCGGAATAGCTTTCAACGTGTCCTCTTCCGATTTTTTCTTGCACTTTTCGTACAGATTTTTAAGCAACCAAAATTCCACTTTTGAACGATATTGAAATTCATCCCGATTGAATCGGGCATAGCCTAAGAAAGTGTTATAACGTTGGTATAATTCCGCTTCATTCGGTAAACCCAATACGTGGTAGTCCAGAACTTTGCATGCTTGAATAAATTCGCCTACACTTGGCAAATACCCATTTGGCTTAGCACGCATTTCGGCCATACCTCGTTTAACTTGTGTTATTTTTGTAATTCCATTTTCAGCAAAGCCTAAAATCCACTGGCGTTTTACTACCTGCAATCGCTCTGGAGTGAGGTTGAGCAACTGAGGGCAACTAGCACAAAGTTGGTCGAACAACGTATCAATAAATTTCTCCACTTGTGCTGATACACCTTGGTGCAATGATTGATTAGTTAATTGGTTCACAGTACATTCTCCCAGTCTTCAGGACGATTCCACGGCAACGCATTTTTTTCTTCAAAACTCATTTTTTGCGCTTGGGATGTTCGCAGTTTCTCATCACGCCAATCCCATGATGCGTTAAATCCCTGCCAGTTGCGTTCGATGCAAATCTCCACCGCTTCACAAATCGAAATTCCTGCTTTGTCCGCTTGTTTTTGCAAACGGCTAAGTTGCGTTTCGCTAATTGCCCCTCGCTTAGTTTTACGATGCGCAATAAAATCTTTAGCAAGCTGTCCTGTTATGCCAAACCGCTCAAGCAACATTTCGGATTCGCTTTTTTGCGTAGTTTTTTTAGGTTCATTGACTGGTTCTAAAGAGTGACTGGTTCTGGGTGAAATATTTTCACTACCCCCTAGTGCAAAATTTTCACTACCTAGTGAAATATTTTCACCACCCAGTGCAAAATTTTCACTACCTTGTTCAAGGTGTAAAAAGTATAAATTTGAGATGGAACCATCTTTATTTTTACGTTCTTTTTTGCTTACTAATCCCATTTTGATTAAATATTCAATGTGATTGATTGCACTACGTCGGGTCATCTCGCATTTATCGGCAATGTATTGATAACTTGGGAAACAAATTCCATCATCATTGGCATTATCTGCTAGTTTTAAAAGCACAAGTTTTCTAGCAGGATTACCAACCTTACAATTCATTGCTTGAACCATTAATCGCATACTCATAACATCAACTCCGAAGCATAACGTGACGCAATAAATTCAATGCCTTTGCTTGTTACACGTGTCTGTGTGTAATTGTGACCGTGTTCAGCGGTGCCTGTTTTAACCGTAAAAAGATCTTTGGTGTGTGCCGATTGATAAGGCAAAAGCACGCCCGATTGACGATACAAATATTTATCTTCCACCAAGCGATTGACCAATGCACGCTCAGGCATTTTTAAAATCTTCGCCGTCTCACGAAATGATTTACTCGTCCCTACTTCCACATAGTGATCAACAAAAGCGACTTTAGGCGCATTACGCTCTTTTTCTGCTTGTAACTGAGCGGCTAACATCAACGCCTCAGAAAAAGATTGCGGAATAAGTGCGGTTGGTTTTTGTTGATTTTCCAACGCTTGCCAGCGATCGACAATTGCCGCAGTAAATTCAGGACAATTCTGAGCAACAACAATTAAACTATCTCGTTTGGTTAGATGGTACTCATAATAAGTCTGACCGTTCTGTGGATGGGTGTAAGCCATTGGCTGATACCCCCAAATCACCTCTTTTGCGATAAGTCTTTCGATTGAACGACACAGATCGCTGTGGTTTTTATTGATTAATTCCGCAATTTCACGACTACTCATCGTCAAAGTGCTTGTGTTTTCTTTCGAAATCGTTAATAATTGATTCATCTGTATATTCCTTAATGAATTAGCCACGAAATCTCCTCGTGGCTTTTTTTATTTCTTGTGTAACACAATCGCACATTCAATCGAATGTTGCGTCGCTGCCAAATGTTTACTCAATGCTTGACGTATTTTGTCTTCTTCTTTCGAAGTGATTTCGCCGTCTTCTAACGCTGTTTCTAATGCAGCAAATAACAAGCCTCGTGCGGAAAGCTCGTGCAGTTGTAAATTAGCAAGCTCAACCTTGTCTAATTCATTCTCTGCTACATCAGGTACAAAACGCCCACCAGCCAAACGGCATAGTTCATCAATAAATTGCGTGCAGCCATATTCTTGCTGAATCGCAATTAATTCTTCATTTTTGAATCGCTGTCCCTTTGTTTGATAAAGACGATTGTTTAATTCCGCCTCCGAAAATCCGAGAAACCCTGCAACCGCACTTTTGCCGCCAGGTATCTTTTCAATCATTTCCATAATGACTTTCTTCATTGCCATAATTTTTGCCTTTTTTTTATGGTTTTCTTTTCTGTTGGTGTTGGTAAATTACAGTCATGCGATAATCGCAGAGCCTGACTTAATAGGTTTGCTAAAGTGTCGAATTTCTTCCGCAGAGACAGAACCGCCCAAGGCTTGAGATAGAATCTCGGAATATCTGGTTTCACCTGTATATTCAGTTCTTGGTAGAGAATTTGATGTGCGCCATTTGTAAACAGCTCGAACAGAAAGCCCACATAAATCTGCCACTTTAGCTGCACCCAAAGAGTCAATAATATGTTTTAAATTTCCCATATATAATCTCTTTAAATGAACTTTAAGTACATCTTAAATCAGAACTGAAAGTACTTCAAGTTTTATTTATAATTGAACCGTTAGTTCAAAGGTGAAAAAATGATTACTGAAGAAAAAATTAAACAGGACTTTGCTGCACGGCTAGACATTGCGTGCAAAAGAAAGAACTTGCCAGAAAAAGGCAGGGGAAAAGTTATTGCAGATATACTGAAAATTACGCCAAAAGCCGTGAGTAAATGGTTCAATGCGGAGACATTGCCAACTCAAGCAAATATTTATGTATTAGCTGATTTTTTGGGTGTAACAAAAGAATGGCTGACTTATGGCGATAAGAATGCCTCTATTGAGAAAATCGAAAAGCAAATATCCTACCCTTTGCTAAGCCCAATCCAAGCAGGACTATGGACAGATATTAAATCGCTTGAAGGGTTTGACGGTTACGAGATGATCCCAAGCACAGTCATAGCCTCTGAAAACTCCTTTTATTTACGAATTGAAGGGAAATCTATGCTCCCCCGATTCAACGAGGGCGATCTGGTTTTAATCGATCCTGATATTGTGCCAACGCCAGGAAAATTTGTGGCGGCAATCAATGGCGACAACGAGGCGACATTTAAACAATACAAAGAGCTTGGTACAAGAACACCAGAAGGCATACCGCACTTTGAGCTTGTTCCGCTTAATCCAATGTTCCCAACATTAAGCTCACTCAACCAAGAAATTCGCATTATTGGTGTGGCAAGGGAACGTGTAGAAACGTTATAACACAGAGCTGCAAGATAGGTTTGGATTGTGAAGGCAGAGGAAGTGTTATTGGATAAGAGAATGGATAAAATCATAGTTATTAGAGAAAGAATGGAAATGGGAGTAACCCGACCCTTTATCTGTCAAACAGATAAAGGGAATTGGTTTATCGTAAAAACATTGTCTATGATGCCAATCGGTCAGTTATTAGCGGAAGTCATAGGCTCAAAACTGGCTCATGAAATAGGGCTCCCCTGTCCAAGTATTGATTTTGTTGAAGTAAGTCACGAATCAACCCAATACGTTTCCTCAGAGTGGCGGCAAGACTTGCCTAACGGAATAGCGTTCGCATCATCATTTGTGGTAAATGCCAAAATTGCCAAAACCGTTCAAGTCAAAAATCCTGCATTTTTATCGGAGCCGGAACAAAAATTGCTCTACATGTTTGATCGTTGGATTTTAAATTCAGACAGAACCTCATCACAAGTCGGCACAGGAAATATTAATCTGCTGTTTGACGAACAACAGCAAAAAATTTTAGTGATAGATCATAATCTTGCCTTTGACGAAAGAGCTGATTTTTCTGAACATATCTTTTCACAAAAGAACAGAGAGTGGCGACTTGACTGGGTAGATAAACAAACTTTTATGGACAAAGCCGTTGACATACTCAAAAATTTTGACGATATTTATCAATCCATTCCTGATGATTGGTTTGTGGAAGATGAGGTATTTCACAAAATTGATCAACAAATTAACCGAATAAAAGCACTTTTAAACCGAATAACACAAGAAAATTACTGGGACAACATAGAATGAAACAACCTATTTTATACAGCTTCGTGCGGTATCGTCCGTATTTTGAAACAGGCGAATTCGTCAATGTTGGCTTATTGATGTGCGAGCCTGAAAAGAAAAAACTCACTTATCAACTTGTACCTAAAAATAACAAGCGTGTGAATGATTTTTTCTATAAAAGCAAAATGTTTGAAACTGTCCGCGAGACTATTAATGATGAATTACAATATATCGTTAGTCAGCCATTTAACGGAAGTGCGCAGGATATGGCAACCTTCTTTCACCATTACATTGATGTGAAAGAAGGTATTGTTCAATATAGCAATGCAGCGGTAGGAATGGTGGATGATCCGCAAGGTTATTTTAACAAGCTATATACGCAATTCATCCAAAATGCTGGAGTAAAACCAGAAAACCAAGAACAAGCGATTTTGAAACATTACAAAACCTTGTTTAGACAAGAAAACGACAGTGTTCTTGCACAATACAAACAATATATGGTGAATGGTGATTTTGCTAAATTTGCCCTTCCTTTGGCATTGAAAAACCAACAAGATAAACATATTTTAAAAGCGGTAAAACCTCTTGCATTCGATCAGGTTGAAAGCCCGAGCATGATTGAACATTGTGACAGCTGGGTAGCGAAAATTAATCGCGCAGAGCAAGAAGGATTTATTAAAAGAGAGAATATTTTATTTGCTCTTGATACACCAAACACAGCGCATAAAGCTAATATTCTCGACACAATTAAGCGAACATTTGATCACTTCAAATTACAACACATTAGCTGGGATGAAGATAAACAAATTATTAATTTCGCTAAAGCCATTTAACCGTTAAACCACGCACTGACGCTACTTGATTCGATGTTACCGACATCAATGTCGGAGACATATCAATCACAATAAACCGCCTAATTGGCGGTTTTTTTATTACTCATTAAACGCTGCAATCAACTCCTCCAGCACAATCCTCTCCTGCTCATTAGCGCGCACAATCCTCAACTCTTCATCTACGCGCGACACTATCTCATTAATCCCTAAGCTATTAATCCCTTCGCAATTCAGAGAGATTAGCCATTTTTTAAACTCTTTTTTCATAATTGCCCTCCTTATCGGCAGTGGCATAATAAACCAACCTCAATTTAAACCAACTATCGCTACCAAAATTTGCGATCAGCATCGCAAAAATCTTAAAAACACACCACAAAACACAAACTTTGCTTTTCAATCGATTAAAAAATAAGCAATCAAACACTATTTCAAAAAATTTATTTCTTTAGAAATCAACCTAATATAAACAAAAAGTACATTTTATTAAAAATATGTACTTTTTGTTCTTGACTGTAATGAACTTAAAGTACATAATAACCACATCAAAACGAGATACACATAACCAACATCTCAACGCTCTTTAAAAATTGTGATGAAAAAAAAGCCCCGATAAACAGGGCTAGGTTACTAAGATTCATAAATTGGTGTATTGCGATTAGTGTCCATAACAAGATGAATGCAATGTAGGCAGTTCTGTTTGGTTGTATAACCTTCACTAACGGCAATGATTTCGTGATTAGCGGCTTTTAGTCGCCAATACCACTGATTGTTTACACCTTTAAATATTTGAAAATACATATAGGTAATTCCTTATGCAAGATGAAATGAAACGCTATGCGATTTCTTATAACTTTAAAGGTTCCAAATGGGCTGCAGAAATTTATGCACACTCCTTTGAAGAAGCAAAAGAAAAAGTCAAAGCAATGTCCCAAGCAACCGTAGATGGCGTAATCCATCATTCTATTTATATTCCGGTTAAGGAAAAATCATGGCTTGCAAGGTTAATTGTTAGTATAGTCAAAAAATTCACTTAAGTAAGTGATAATCATCACAATTTTAGACAATTTGGATAAAAACACACTCGTGAAATGCCATTTGTGAAAATCGCCAGTTGCAGATTAAAAGCCCTGCACCAATGAGTGTGAGATATTGCGGTAATGAGAAACGAAGCCAGTCGGTGGGAAAAGCTAAACGCAATATCACATTTCAAAACACATTTGCTAGTACAGAGACACAACAGCATGTGAAACCGTTGCGAATGATAGATGAAGTGTGTTTTGAAATAGTAACAATAAAACAAACGAGGTTAAAAATGGAAGAAAAACAAGAAAGCAGCCTATCTGAAAGAGATAAAGAAAAAATCAAATTGGCTGTATTAGAAAGTGCGGCTAAAAATACCAGCTTAACGCCTAGTGAGTTAGCGGAAGCACTTTGTCTAGCAATTAAGTTTATTGACCTCTATGAGCGTTAATAACTTCCGCACTTGTTACTTCGTCAGAAATAATTTCCTGTAGATTTTTTGAAAGCGTAGAAATAAATTCAGCGATTTCATCTGCAGCGGATTGATTTAGATTTCTGTAATGCTCAGATGATGTTCTTAATACATCTCTAGTCATAATTAAAGCTAATTTGTCAGCAGTCTTTTTAAGCATAATGATTACCTCATAAGTGGTTGTTGTGACTAAAAATATTATATTCCTCATTGTTGTGACTATCAATAAGGGCTTGAGCCTTACAAGCATAAAGAAAGGCACTCTATTCTAGACAAAATCAGCATAGACTGATTGCACTACTCCACTGACCGCTCGAAAGGGCGGTTTTTTAAGGGTATTTAAAATGAAAAATAAAATCACAGACTTAAACAATCATTTATTTTCCCAGTTAGAAAAACTGCTTGATGAAGACTTAACCGATGAAGAACTTAATCGAGAAATTAAACGTGCCAATGCCGTATCAGGCATTGCGGCAAATATTATCGCAAGCAATGCGATTTCGCTTAAAGCAATGACATTGTTTGAAAATCGTCAAATTGAAAGAGAATCCCCTGATTTTCTAAGAATATCTAAGGCGCAAGGCGATGACCTCTAATGCGGAACGATTTAAATTCACCGATGAACATATTGCGTTTATTCGCTTACATTGGGATAAAAAGCCATCTGATCTAATTAAATTGTTTCAGCAACAGTTTGATTTATTAATAAATCGTAATGTTTTCTATAAATTAAAAAAGAAACACAATATTCCAAGCCTTAAGCATGCTAATCGTTACAGCAAAGAAGAACTTGCGTTCATTAAAGCGAATTGCACGTTAAATGAAAGAATCTTGGCTCAAAAAATGGAAGTTTATTTCAATAAACCATTTAATCCACACGCGTTAAAGGTTTTGCGCGTGAAGAGACAATGGCTAACCGGACGAAGCGGTCGATTTGAGAAAGGTGAAAATTTAAAACCGATTGGCTTTGAGCGATATTGTAAAAATGCAAAATGTTGGTTAATAAAAGCAAGCATTAAACGTTATGAACGGAAATCGCATTATCTCTGGCGCAAAGCCGGTAGAAAAATTCCGCGTGGACATATTATTGATTACAAAGACGGCAATTCAAGAAATTGCACCCTTGAAAATCTCGAATTAATTTCACGTGTTGAAATGGCTTGGCGAAAGAAATTACAGTATCACCAACTCAATGATGAAATTAAACCCACCTTTTCCGCCTTTGTAAAACTCAAAGAAGGCATAAATCAACGTAAAAAAGAGAAAGATATGGAAGAAAATCAATCCCCCAATATTGCCACGCAGGAACCGACAACATTTACGTTTGAATTTACCGAACACGAATTGCAAACAATGGCGTGGGCGTGGTTTGCTTTATTGCGTGGCACGGAACTTTGCCAAGTGCTTCACCCCGCATTAAAACAAATTGGTTCGCACTACGCTGCTTCCGTTTATGACATAGCTTACGAATATCGCAGTACTCTCCGTCACGCCCATAACGTATTGACACGCATTACAGAGCAATTTGAATGCGAGCAAGGAAATAACTGGCGCGTATTAAAATATCTTCGCGCCTACGATCCTAAAAAAACGGGTTTTCAATTAGAAATTCTATAAAACAGCAAAAAATCCGACCGCACTTTTGAAAAATCGTGTGGCGGATTATTACACCCAAAATTCAACAAATCGACTAAAAAGGAAACAAAAATGAAAACCGAATTATTCAACGATCACTTCCAAAACTACAAACGCTACCACATCCCAAAAGCGCAGCTAGTCATCGCCGACATTCCCTACAATCTCGGTAATAATGCTTACGCTTCAAACCCTGAATGGTATGTAAACGGCGATAACAAAAACGGCGAAAGCGACAAAGCCAACAGTAGTTTTTTTGATACAGATAAAGATTTCCGCATTGCCGAATTTATGCATTTTTGTTCAAAAATGCTCATCAAAGAACCGAAAGAACGCGGCAAAGCCCCTTGTATGATTGTGTTCTGCGCTTTCCAGCAAATCTCAATGGTGATTGATTACGCCAAGCAGCACGGCTTTAAAAATCACATCCCTTTGGTGTTTATTAAATCATCATCACCACAGGTGCTCAAAGCGAATATGAAAGTCGTCGGCGCAACAGAATATGCCTTGATTTTATACCGCGATAAACTGCCGAAATTTAACAACAACGGCAAAATGATTAAAAACTGGTTCGAATGGGAAAAGGACAACCGCAAGGAAATCCCTAAACTGCACCCGACACAAAAGCCCATTGCCGTGTTAAAACGCCTCATCGAAATCTTTACCGATGAGGGCGATGTAGTGATTGATCCAGTTGCTGGCAGTGCATCCACGCTACGCGCCGCACGAGAGCTTAACCGCCCGTCCTATGGCTTTGAAATCAAAAAAGACAGCTGCAAAATCGCAAAAGAAAAAATGCTTAATATCTAACAAGGAGCCCCAAATGAAACACTCGAAAACCCCATTACGCCAAGAAAAACAAAGCTTCACGCACTTTATGAAAGGCAGTGAAAAATGGCTAAACAGAATCTGCTATTTTCTCGCCGCCTTGATTATTGCCATGATTGTGGGTGGGATTAGCCTACACGCCAACGCCAACCCCACCGATTGGCACGATAACGAATTAAGCCAACAAATCCAAGCTGAAACACAGTGTGAACTGAAAGGTGGCATATATGAAAATGGCGTATGTTTACCACCAAATCTCACACTCACAGCAGAAAAAGAATTGCAGGCTTATACCGCACAAAAACAAGCAGAAATTAACCGCACTTTAGGAGAAAAGCAATGAAACCCTCCGATGATTACTACTATCAACTCGATGCTGCACACCAACGTAAAGTGGATTGGCAAGCAGGCTATGAAATCGCTTTAGATGAAGTCGCCACGGAAATTGACAATGATTTACAACAAGGCGACCAAACGCATTATCACGAACTCACGGAAATGCTGTGTGATAACGATAATTTCTGGCTTGCTATTGGTAGCGGTGCAAGTTATGAGCCTTATAGACAAGAGGCGATTAAGAAAATTGCCGAGCGTGAATTGCACGCAAGAATGAATGATTATGACCCAGATTAATGGAGATGAGATATGGTGGAAATAGCAAACATTTTCTCTACAGAAATAAAAGAAAATGAACAACACAATGGGATGATTGATACTCAATCGGCAAGAGAAAGCCAAGAAGTACAGGCTATGATGGTTATAGCGAAACGATTCCCACGCGATCCAATTGATGCAATGGACCGAATTTTAAAATCTTGTACAAGAAAGACTTTGGCTCAAAGTGCGGTTTACTCCTACCCTAGAGGAGGACAATCAGTAGAAGGTCCATCAATCCGACTAGCTGAGACATTGGCTCAAGAATGGGGAAATATTCAATTCGGTATCAGAGAATTAAGTCAATCTAATGGAGAAAGTACTGTTGAGGCTTTTGCTTGGGATATTCAAACAAATACAAGACAAGTTAAGGTCTTTCAAGTACCACACGTTAGATATACAAAAAAAGGAAAACAAATTCTTACAGACCCTAGAGATATATATGAAGTAGTAGCAAATAATGGCTCTAGACGATTAAGAGCTTGTATTTTAGGGGTTATCCCTGGCGATGTAATAGAGGCCGCAGTTAAACAATGCTCAGTTACATTGAAAGCAAATGAAGATGTTTCCCCAGAAGGATTAAAGAAAATGGCTGGTATTTTCTTTGATAACTTTGGAGTAACGCAGGACATGATTGGAAAGCGTTATCAATGTAAATTTGAATCATTGCGCCCTGCCCAAGTCGTCCAATTAAGAACCATTTATCAATCGTTAAGAGACGGTATGTCACACCCTAAAGACTGGTTCGATTTTGAACCTGAAAAGCCAATTATAAATTCAAGCGTAGATAGCAATACATTCGAGCGATGCAAACAAAGCATTGCTAACGGCGAAACCACCCTACAAGAACTTTGTGATAGTGGGGCGTATGAATTTAGCCAAGAGCAGATTGCGGAGTTGGAGGCAATTGAGAATGGAAATGTACCAACTCAAAGCTAAATGCTCTGGCTTGGCTGATTTAATGGTAAAGCCTAAAAGCGGTAATGGAATATCGGCGACCGCAAAAAGTGCGGTAAGAAAGATAGTTAAATATGACCTGTTTGGCTATCAAGATTTCGAAGGCAATAAATACACCGAGAAAGGTATCGCACTAGAAGAACAAGCTATTAAGTTAAGCGGTCGTAAACGTGGCTTACCACTTAAAAAGAACACGGAAAGACGTGAAAACGATTGGATTACAGGCGAGTGCGATATTTATGTGCCAAGTCGAAAATTAATCATAGACACTAAATGTTCTTGGGATATTGGCTCACACCCTTTTTTTGCTGATGAGGCGGAAGAAAAAGCTAAAAAAGCTGGGTATGACGCACAAATGCAAGGCTATATGTGGCTATGGGATTGTAGTGAGGCACAGATTGATTTTGTCCTCCTCCCTACCCCTTACGAGCAATTATCAAGCTATGACGATCCAAACAGATACATTGACTTGGTTGAGCAAATCCCTCAAGAAAAACGTATTACCACCGTCACAATTAAACGTGATGAGAAAATCATCAAGAAAATCAAAGAGCGGGTAGAAATTGCTCAAGAATATTATCAACAACTTATACAGGAGATGCACTAATGGCACGTAACACCAACACCGTGATATTAGTCGGTCATTTAGGCAGTGACCCAGAAATCCGCCAATTCCAAAATGGCGGACAAATTGCCACATTTAATCTCGCTATCGGTGATGATTACCGAGATAAACAAGGTAATACAGTTAAACGTACGCATTGGATACCTATTGTGGTGCATGGCAATTCTGCTGATGTAGCAAGACAATATCTACAAAAAGGCTCAAAAATCTGTGTAACAGGGAAACTGGTACAGGAAAGCTGGCTAGACCAAAACGGCAATAATCGCACCGCACTTAAAGTAGCGACACAATCCTTTGAAATGCTAGACAGCAAGGCAAGCAATGAAACACAACAGCCAAGCAAAGACAAAGAAAAACCTGACCCATTAAACGCAGCAGCAGAACAAGATGGGTTTAATGATGATATAGAAACAACCGTTTTGAGTTACACCACAAGCCACTAACCAATAGTGGCTTTTTTATTATCTAAATTTGAGAGGCAAAAATGGCTGAAGAAAACAAAGAAATTATAGCTTATAAAGGGTTTAAGCAAGACTGGACTTGTCGAGGTTATCAGTATGAGGTAGGCAAAACGTATGAGCATAAAGGTAATGTTAAGGCTTGTGAGAGTGGATTCCACGCCTGCGAATACCCGCTTGATGTGCTTAGCTATTACAGTCCAGCGGTAAGTAAATTTGCTGTAGTTAAAATGAGCGGCGAAACATCAAAAGATAGTGATGATACAAAAATTGCATCTGCAAAAATCACGATCGAAACCGAAATTAACTTACCGGAAATGATAAAAAAAGCCGTTGAATGGATAAAAGGTAAAGTTGATTGGGATGCAGCCAAGGTATCCAATACAGGCTATCGGTCGGTAGCGACTAATACAGGCGATCAGTCGGCAGCGACTAATACAGGCGATCAGTCGGCAGCGACTAATACAGGCTATCGGTCGGTAGCGACTAATACAGGCTATCGGTCGGTAGCGACTAATACAGGCGATCAGTCGGCAGCGACTAATACAGGCTATCGGTCGGTAGCGACTAATACAGGCGATCAGTCGGCAGCGACTAATACAGGCTATTGGTCGGCAGCGACTAATACAGGCGATCGGTCGGCAGCGACTAATACAGGCTATCGGTCGGCAGCGACTAATACAGGCGATCAGTCGGTAGCGACTAATACAGGCGATCAGTCGGTAGCGGAAGTATCTGGCAAGCAATCTATAGCTGTTGCGCTTGGTTGGCAATCTAAAGCTAAGGCGAGTATTAATGGTGCTATTGTTTGTGTATATCGCAATCATGATGGCGAGCTAATCCATATCAAAGCATCAAAAGTCGGTGAAAATAACATCAAAGCTGATACTTGGTACACGTTAGATGAGATAGGTGAGTTTGTTGAGGTTAAAGACGACTAAAAAACCATATAGAGAACCTATCTATGGTAGTGATAGATTCGTGGTTGAAGAACACTACTACGAAGATGATGCTTAAAATCTGCCGCTATTAATTAGCGGCTTTTATTTATGAGGAATAATAAAAATGTACTGGTTCAGAAATGCAATTATTTACCAATTAACAAAACAAATAGACTTTGAGAATATCGAAAAACAACTCAAAGAATGTGAATTTACTCCGTGTGGTTCAGCAGATGTTAGCCATTTCGGTTGGTCTGCTCCGCTCGTCACCAGCGAAAATTTAGCACATCAAGCGAACGGAAAAATCTTACTTGTAGCTAAACGAGAAGAGAAGATTTTGCCTGTGGAAGTTGTGAATCGTGAACTCAATAAACGAATCACTGCACTTGAAGAAAAAGAACAGCGAAAATTAAAGAAAGTAGAACGATCATCTTTAAAAGATGATGTGATAGCTACCCTACTTCCGCAAGCGTTTTCTCGTATCAAAATGACCGCACTTTATATCGACACATTGAAACAACTTATCTTTGTTGATACAGCATCAAGTAAAACAGCCGAAGATGTACTTGCACTTTTGCGTAAATCGCTTGGTAGCTTGCCAGTAGTACCGTTGGCGTTTAACTGTGCGCCGTGTGAAGTAATGACAAGATGGGTTACAGATACTGCACCTGATTGGCTAATCTTGCGTAAGGAAGTGGAAATCCGCGAAAAAGAAGATCTTGGCGTTATTCACTGCAAGCAAAAAGATGTTGAAGACGAGGAAATTATTGAGCTTGTTCAAAATGGCTTGATCTCTAAACTCGCGCTTGAGTGGGAAAACAACCTTAAATTCGTATTAATCGAAGATGGCACGCTGAAACGCCTGAAATTTGACGACAATATCACCGAGCAGAACGATGATATTGTAAAAGAAGATGTAACTGCTCGTTTTGATGTAGACTTTGTCTTAATGGCGAGCGTGCTTGGTAAAACAGTGGATAGCCTAATAAAAGAATTTGGCGGGATTAGGGATAGATTATGAGATTACTTAAACGGCTAGCTGAAAAAGTCCTGATAGACGATCTTAGACGATTGGATAAACATATTGATAAATCTATCGAACTCCATGAATTGAAGCTACGAAAATTGGGTGAATTAATTGAAAGTTTGAAAGCTGAAAATAATCAACTAAAACGAGAAAATGCGAAACTTGAAACTGAGCTTAGAGCGATAAAACAAGAACGTATTTTTAGTAAACGTAAAAAGAAAAGCAAACGAAAATGAATGAAATTAACATCAAAATCCCCTTACATAAATTCCAAACATTAATACACCGTTATGTTAGAGACAGCCTACACGATAACGGAACGCCTGTTTTAATCTGCATCCACGATGTTAAAGAGTATTGGGCGGTGCTAGATAGCCATACAAGAGAAAAAATTAAGGGCGAAGTGAAATTTTTTATCAAAGAATATCATCATCTACGCAATGATGAATTCTTTAAGAAAGATTTAGCTGCTTGGAGTGAATTAGCTGACTGGATAAATGATAACCGCAGCAGCGCATCAACAACAGCTACAACAGCAAAACCGATTGTGCCTGTGTTGCCTGTGATTAATCCCAAACAGATGGGAAAATAACATTTTTCACATACAGTATTCCCTTAAAAACACTTTTTGTGGCACAATGTCAAAAAAATTGAATATATTGTTCTTTGACAACCTGTATTTGTACATCAAATGCAGGTTTTTATACCTTAGACTGTTTATTTAAGGAGGAAGTATGGCTTATTCAGCAATGCAAGTGGCAAATGCATTCTTAGAAAAACAAAAAAACATTCCTGCACTCACACCGATGAAACTTCAAAAACTTCTCTTTTTTGCTCAATCTTGGTATTTAAGAATGTATGGTTGTCGCTTAATTAATGACGAATTCATTCGTTGGAAATATGGTCCTGTTATTCAGTCAGTTTATTATGAGTTTGCGAATAACGGGGGAGGAATTATCAAAAATAAAGCTAAAGATTCAAATGGTGCCGATGTTGATAGCACGTTATCTACCCAAGATGATAATTTTCTTGATCGTGTTATTGCTACGTATGGAGCCTATAGCGGTTGGCAATTATCAGATATGACCCATAATAATAAAGGTGCGTGGAATATGGATAGTTTGGGGACGGTTATTTCTGATAGGGATATGGCTAATGGAGCCGTTTAATTCAAATCTTACTCAAAAAGAAACACCAAGAGTATTAGAATCTCCAACGGATGAACTTGATGAGGAATTAAGAAAATCGGCAAAGCAAGGTGAACATAACCGAGATCAAACGTTTAAAAATCACGTAAATATTGTTGCACTGATTGGTTTATGGGGTGTAGTGGTTGCCGTTATTCTATGTGGAATTGTTTATCTTTATCATATGCTATCGCCCGAGTGTTGGCATTTTCTCAACACCCAACAGCTTGAAACAATTCGCACTTTTGTTGTTACCGCAATTCTATCCAGTTCATTAACCAATTATGCTAATCGACATATTGATGAAAAATAATTGACAAAAACCGCCATCAACGGATAAGATTTTTTTCATCGGGGAGAGATAGGTGTAATATAATACTCGAAAGGGAAATAAGCCCATACTGGAGACAGCAAATAGAAAGAGCTAACCGCGACTTTCATCGGGGCTGTTAAGAAGTAAGTTGATCCCCGATATTGACAACCACAAAAAACTAAACTACTATTCGCCTCAAGGTGTCGAAACCTAGTAAAGGCGGTAGTAAGCGGATCGCCAAAGTGCGGTCTTTTTTTATGCCGAAATCTCGACAATGTCGGGAGGGCGAGGAATAAAAGACCTTCGGGGAATAACTCCAGCCTAACCTTTACAGGCTTTCGAACCTCCCGACGCCCAGTGTCAAAACTGGGTAAATTTCGAAAAATAGTAAAGGAAATCAAAATGAACACTCAATTATCCGTTCTTAATGTACTAATTCGTAGCTTCGATGGCTTATATTCATTAAATGATCTTCATAAAGTTGCTGGTTCTGAAAGAAAACATGAGCCGAACTTATTTTTCCGCTTAGACCAAACACAAGAATTAATAAAAGAAATCCAAAGTGAAAATTCAGATACACAGATCTGTGTATCATATAAATCTTTACGTACAGGGCAAAACAAAGGAACATGGGCTTGCGAAGAACTTGTAATAGCCTATGCAATGTGGATCAGCCCAAAATTCCACTTGATCGTATTACGTGCGTTCTTAGCAATGCACCGCAACCAACCACAACAGTTAGCCTTGCCCGAACCCGAAAAGAAATTCACGTTTGAATTTACTGAGTATGAACTCGAACAACTCGTTTGGCTTTGGTGCGGACACAAGCAAATGAACACCTTACTTGGCGATATGATCAAACCGTTAGAAACTATCGGCTCTTATTTCACAGGAATGGTGATCAGCCATCACCAAGAATATCAACGCCAATACAAAAACACGCTCCCAACCATTCAACGCTTAATTCAGCCATTTAAAGCATCTAATCGAATGAACTGGGAAAGAGCGAAAAACCTCATCGCCAAATAAAACATCACAAAATCCGACCGCACTTTTTTAAGCCTGCGGCGGATTGCTACACCTAAAATCCGACAAAAGGAACAGAAAATGAACAAATTAATCATTACGTTCGTGTGTGCATTTGTGGTGTATATGGCACACGCCCTAAATCTTAATCAAGACTGTGACGGCAAAATCTGTCACACCGAACAGACACAACAATATTAACAAACCACCGCTCTTATGGGCGGTTTTTATTGGAGGAAATATGGAATCTACAACAAGAAAATTACATAATTTGAAAACTGTTTCTGCTTTATTAGATATGAGCGCACCAACAATTTACAGAAGGATAAAAAACGACCCCAATTTTCCAAAGCCTCATCTAGTCGGTGGGAATAATTTTTGGACTGATGCACAAATAAATGACTACATTGAAAGAATTGAATCAGGCTGCTATTCATCTTAGCAGCCCATTAATGCTTTCCCATCAGATGCCTCTTCTACAAAATTCCCCCACCACTGCATATATTCGATCCGTTGTGGCATATACTTTGCTTTATTGTATGTGCCACGAACGGAAGAATATTCAAAATGTGCCAAGCACACCTCAATAATCTCACTGTTAAATTCGGCCTCATTCATAGCTGTGCTAAAAACAGATCGTAAACCATGTGCGGTCAAAATATTCCTATAACCGATCCGTCCAAGTGCTTTGTTTGGCGTCTCTTTCGATATAGGCTGTCTTGGATTTTTTTTGCTAGGGAAAACAAACTTACTATTGCAACGATTCAATTTCTGTAACAAGCGCAAAATCGTTACAGCTTGTTTGGATAATGGCAAGATAAAATCTTGTACTTTACCTTGTCGCCCCTTCATTTTTTCTTTCGGGATATTCAATAAGCTATTTTCGAAATCTACATTTTCCCATTCTAATTGAGTAATAGCCCCTGCCCGACCTGCGGTAAGCAGTAATAGCTCTAATGCACAACGAGTTTCAATTTCAAGGGTACTATTCTGCAAATCTTCAAACAATTTAGGTAATTGCTCTGGGCGAATAGTAGGGTTATTTTCAGCTATTGGTCGAATAAATACCCTTCCAATATCTGCGGTTGCATTATAATTAATTACCCCTCTATTAACCGAATAAATCATTATTTGGTTTAAATAACCAATAATACGATGCAATGTATCCAATTTTCCTGCTCGTTCTAATGGTTTTAATTTCTCAATAGCAAGAGGAGCAGATATCTCACTAATAGAATAATGCCCCAACACTTTAAACAAGTGACGTTCTAACCGTTTCCCAATATCAATAAAAGTCACTTCTTTTAATCGCCCAGTATCAACTTCATTTTTCTTTAGGTATAGCCATTCCTTCCCCATTTCGCTCAAGGTAAATTGACGTTCTTGGATGGCTTTTTGTTCTTGCTGTAAACGATAATCTTGCGGATCGATATTTTTCGCCAACAAAGAACGATATAAATCCCTAATCTCTCGAGCATCTTTCAATGAAATCTCAGGATAAACACCAAGACTAATTAAAGTTCTTTTTTTAGAAATTGGTTTATAATATTGAAATCGCCAAATTTTCGAACCATTCATTTTTACGAGCAAGAAAAGACCTTGGCCATCAGACAGTGAGTAGTCTTTCTCTTTAGGTTTAGCATTATTGATTTCTGTAATGCTTAATGGTTTCACTAATACAGCCATCCTTCCCCCCATTTGGTATTACGAAAATAATTTTGGTAAGCGTGATTTTTTAGTATTTTTATGAATTTTGGTATTACGACACCTAAAAATCCAAAATTATATTACCAAATATAATACCAAAAAAGTGAGTTAGATTAATATAGATTGATATAGATTGACTTTATAAAAGCAGATAATGCCTTGATTTACCAGGAAATTTAATTTTATTTGATATGGATTGAGAGGGATTGAAAAGAAAATTTGGTGCGACTAGCTGGACTCGAACCAGTGACCCCCACCATGTCAAGGTGGTGCTCTAACCAACTGAGCTATAGTCGCACTGTGTGAAGTAGTTGTGATTATAGATATTTTTAACTTGAACACAAGTATTTTTCTTAAAACCCGATATAACTGGCAAAAAAGTAAACAAAACCAGCTTAAATAACTGAGCCGTTTTTGATTTCCAAAAGTTTTAAGCGTATAATGTGCACCGATTTTTTTATCTGGCTAATATGTAGCGAAGTAAAATAACACCTTTAAAATTTTGTAATTATTGACGGAGTAAATAATGTCTAGAAGACTAAGAAGAACGAAGATTGTATGTACTATGGGCCCATCAACTGACCGTGATAACAATCTTGAAAAAATTATCGCAGCGGGCGCAAACGTAGTTCGTATGAACTTCTCTCACGGTACACCTGATGACCATATCGGACGTGCTGAACGTGTACGTTCTATTGCGAAAAAATTAGGTAAAACCGTGGCAATCTTAGGTGATTTACAAGGTCCTAAAATTCGTGTTTCTACTTTTAAAGACGGTAAAATTTTCTTAAACATTGGCGATAAATTCATTCTTGATGCAGAGTTACCAAAAGGCGAAGGCACTCAAGAATCCGTTGGTTTAGACTATAAAACGCTTCCTCAAGATGTTGTGCCGGGCGATATTCTTTTATTAGATGATGGCCGTGTTCAATTAAAAGTATTATCAACTGATGGTGCAAAAGTTTTCACTGAAGTTACTGTTGGTGGTCCATTATCAAATAATAAAGGTATCAATAAATTAGGTGGCGGTTTATCTGCGGATGCCCTAACAGAAAAAGATAAAGCCGACATTATTACCGCTGCACGTATTGGTGTTGATTTCTTAGCCGTTTCTTTCCCTCGTTCAAGTGCAGATTTAAATTATGCACGTGAACTTGCTCAACAAGCAGGTTTAAATGCAAAAATCGTTGCTAAAGTTGAACGTGCAGAAACCGTTGCTAATGATGAAGCCATGGACGATATTATTTTAGCATCCGATGTAATTATGGTTGCTCGTGGTGACTTAGGCGTAGAAATCGGCGATCCTGAATTAGTCGGTGTACAGAAAAAATTAATTCGTCGTTCACGTCAATTAAATCGTGCTGTAATTACAGCGACTCAAATGATGGAATCAATGATTAGTAACCCAATGCCAACGCGTGCTGAAGTAATGGACGTTGCAAACGCAGTATTAGATGGAACTGATGCAGTTATGCTTTCTGCAGAAACAGCAGCAGGTCAATATCCTTCTGAAACAGTGGCAGCAATGGCTAGCGTATGTTTAGGTGCAGAAAAAATGCCAAGCATTAACGTTTCTCGTCACCGTATGGATAAAGAATTTGAAACCATTGAAGAATCTGTTGCGATGTCTGCAATGTATGCAGCAAACCACATGAAAGGTGTAGCGGCAATCGTCACTTTAACTAGCACAGGCCGTACTCCATTATTAATGTCACGCATTAGCTCTGGCTTACCAATCTTTGCTTTATCTCGTAATCAAGAAACCCTAAACCTTTGTGCACTATACCGCGGTGTAACACCAATTTATCACGGTGAAGAAAGTCGTACAGAAGCAGGTGCAAAAGCAGCACTTCAATCATTAAAAGAAAAAGGTTATTTATCTACTGGCGATTTAGTACTGGTAACCCAAGGTGGTCAAGGTGCGACACAAACTAACGTATGTCGCACATTAATTGTTGAATAATCAACAATCTAAATACGTTAAAATGAAAGAGCGGTGGATTTTTCCACCGTTTTTTATTTCCTTTTTTCACCGCACTTTTCACTTAAATCCAATAGATATTTGCGGTATCATAGGCGACATTCTAGTATCGAAATAAGTCCTATGGCATCACAACCTCAAATCAAATCTTCAGACAAAAAAACAGCACAAGTTAGCATTCCTCCGCACTCAATTGAGGCTGAACAAGCCGTGTTGGGTGGCATCATGCTGAGCAATCAACATTGGGATGGCATTGCTGAACGTGTGATTGCTGACGATTTTTATACTTTTCAGCATCGTCTAATTTTTACAGAAATGGAACATCTAATGCGTAATCAATCGCCTATTGATTTAATTACGCTAGATCAAGCCTTAAGAAGCCGCGGTGTCAGCGATGAAGTAGGTGGATTTGCCTATCTAGCAGAGCTTTCTAATAATACTCCGAACGCGATTAATATTTTGGCTTATGCAGATATTGTGCGCGAGAAAGCCATATTACGAGAACTTATTTCGGTAGGGAATCGCATTGCTGAAAATAGCTATTCTCCTAAAGGTCAAGACATCAAATTAATTCTTGATGAAGCTGAGCGTGAAGTATTTGCGATTGCAGAAAAACGAACAACTTCTAGCGAAGGCCCGCAGAATGTGATCAATGTGCTAGAAAGTACCATTGAAAAAATCGATATTTTAAGCAAACTTGAAAATCATTCAGGTGTAACGGGCATTACGACAGGTTTCACTGATCTTGATAAAAAAACGGCAGGTTTACAACCTTCTGACTTAATTATCGTTGCGGCACGTCCGTCAATGGGTAAAACCACTTTCGCTATGAACCTTTGCGAAAATGCCGCAATGGCAAGTGAAAAACCCGTTTTAGTATTTAGTTTAGAAATGCCAGCAGAACAAATTATGATGCGTATGATCGCTTCCCTTGCTCGCGTTGATCAAACTAAAATCCGTACAGGGCAAAATTTAGATGAAATCGAGTGGAACAAAATTGCCAGCGTAGTGGGAATGTTCAAGCAAAAAAATAATCTTTTTATCGATGATTCTTCAGGTCTAACACCTACCGATGTTCGTTCCCGGGCACGCCGAGTTTATCGTGAAAATGGTGGATTAAGTATGATTATGGTGGATTATTTGCAATTAATGCGCGCACCAGCATTTTCAGATAACCGAACACTAGAAATCGCAGAAATTTCTCGCTCCCTCAAAGCACTCGCCAAAGAATTACAAGTGCCAGTAGTCGCCCTTTCTCAGTTAAATCGTACTTTAGAGCAACGTGCAGACAAACGCCCTGTAAACTCAGATTTACGTGAATCAGGCTCTATTGAACAAGATGCAGACTTGATTATGTTTATTTACCGAGACGAAGTCTATAACGATAACTCGGAAGATAAAGGTGTTGCAGAAATTATTATCGGTAAACAGCGTAACGGCCCAATTGGTCGAGTGCGGTTAAAATTTAATGGACAATTTTCACGCTTCGACAATCTCGCCGAACAACGTGAATATCGAGATGATTATTAA